CCACATGCGGGGGCTTATTTCTTTGTCTCGGATGGGAGGCGACTATGCAGCCTTCCTTGGGCATGGGGAGCGGATTTAAAAGTTTTAACCGTGAAGATAAAAAAGTAATTTTGCCCTTAGGCTGCATAAAGAGTTCAAGCGCTTCCGCCCGATCTATGCCGTATAGGTCCATTGCAGCTTCATGAACAAAGTGAACACAGTTGTAGTGATCCTCGTCATATTGCCTATCGAGCAAATGATCATGACTTTTCATATAGCCCCCTTCAAACCACTAAAGCGATCCAGTGCAAAAATGTCCCCAGTTTTAGTGGTATTTAATCGTGGTGATTCAGCCTTGAATGTCACAGCTTTATGGTTCATGGCGACACTTGAGAGTTGTAGTCCGAGTAAATAAAACATTGGAGAATTCAGATTGTCTGAACTGTAAATCCGGTAATTTACGGTTGGCTTTACATCGGGATATTGGCCTTCGATTACCCGTTCAAACTCATCCGGCATTACATCACCTAAACCAGATATAGAGACTGTTAATGTCTGGTCCAGATCACCCAGCATTCCGGATCTTTGAATAGATGCTGGCAAAAATTCATAATAGACCTGACCGGATCCCTCCTTATGTTGTACATACACCCCACGATCATCATTACGGACTATTCGGTATGTATTCATAAAAGAAGGATGAGAAAGCTCAATACACTCCAGTTGACAGACATCAACTTTCCGATTGAAAAAGAATTTGGCATATTCGTTATCCATTAGACCTCCCAATCTTTAATTAATGCTATATCTGCAGCAAGGTTAGGCTGGTTTTGAACAACTTCGAGTTGTGCATTTACCCGGTAAAGGTTGCCATTCACCTCATTGGTCTTGAACGAGTTCGGAATGAAGTTACACAGGTATTGCTGACGTGTTCCCTGATCAATCACCAGATCCGCATAGAATGAGGCTGGCTTATTCTGGTAGATCCGCCAGAAAGCCATCATTTTATTGAAATCGGTTTTACTTAAATTCCAGTTCACATCAACAATGTGGCTATTACGTTTTACATCGATGTAATAGCGTCCTCGTCCTCCCTCCATCTGCTGACGCTTAACATCATCACCCGGTGTTACGCCATAGCCGCTGGTCTGAGGATTTAGCTTTAACTTGTACATAACTTTCCTTCAGGTAATAAAAAAGCCCCAAAGGGGCTTTAAATAATAAGAATCTACAATTTATAAGTTGCCTAACCGTTCCATTTCTTCCCAACTATAATCAGTCAACCAATAAGGTTCGCCTTCTAATTGATCATATTCACGAAGAGGTCTTCGGGCTTCAACCATTTGCCATGGTAAATCAACCACAGCTATTCTAACTGGTACATAATCATTGAAATACTCGTAAAAATAAATTGCGCTCTCTACTGCAGAATCAAATTGTCTAAAGTACTTTAAAAATACATTCGTATCTTCATTTTCAGATGGCTCTGTCAGTTTTGATTTACAGAAATCCATAATCTCTTTAGTTTTATTAATATCTTCATATCGAACATACTTTTTATATAATCTATTAAGTACCAAAGGCCACTCAAAATCATTTGGAAATTTTAAAGATAATTTTGTGAGTGCTTCAAAGAACTTCTGTAGATCATTAGGAACACCTGATACATATATACTACCACCACCCCAGAATCCAACCTCACTTTGATGCATCGTAATTTCCCCTATTTAATAAAGTAGTTAGAACTTAAGAAATTGGTTTAATTACGGTTTCTTTACCATCTTCAAAAATCTCTTTCACTACAAACTTGCAGTAAGTTCCATCTTGAGATGGTTCAGTCAGTAAAGCTGGATTCACAAAATCTTTGATCTGTTTAAAACGGATCAATTCATAATTTCCATTTCTTTCCAACTGATAGTCCATTTTTACATCACAACTATACATAGTAGTTGACCCAATAACAGAAGTAAGCCTGAAAGTTAACTTCTTATTTGCGGGTACTTTAAACTCAAAAAACTCTTCACCATTATTTAAACTGATTGTTGGCTTAGGCATATTCAATGTTTTTGGCTCATGCATTGAGCCATACTTTGTTAAATTATTTGTTATCTGCTTCGTTATAAGGTTTTTAGAAATTTTTTCACCCTTATTATTTTGATAACTAATATAGAACTGCACCATGGGTACATTACTTCTATAAACCCTTAAATTCGCTGTATCACCTGCTATTTCATCTTGATACATATTTGTAGATCTTACGAGATTATTTACCGCAGGAATGGCACATCCCGTAAGGCTTAAAAGTATTGTCGGAATTACAATTATTTTTTTCATGTCATAACCATCAATTTAAATGCAAATAGACTCTATCACCTTGAAATTTAAATATTATGAAAATGAACCCTCCGAAAAGGGTTCAAATTATTAAGTACGATTCCGTCTTGCTGTCGTATTCTCAGTCAAAGACCGACTAATGGTTGAGTTTGGATTTGCGATTTGGTCACTTACAAGTTTCGGTACCTTTCTTGGAAGCTGCTTATCCAGTTCATCTGTAACAATGATCCGGACTGTTTGCTCATCCAGTTGTTCAGCTTCAACTGTCGCTCCACTCACCTGATTAATCACTTCAATTTTGAAATTGATTGTCGGTGTAGAAGGTTCAATTGAAGGCATAATCTCAGCTTGAGGGCGTGAAGTACGTCCTAAAGTAAAATCCTGAACATCATCCAGATTTGAACGATCCTGAACTAAACCATTGGATGAGAAGTAGACCTTGCCATCATGGAATAAGTCAGAATTTGCCGAAGACGCCAACTTAGGTGTGTCTCTATTACCTTTATAGATAATCTGAGTATCTTGAACCGGTTGATTAAAGATGTCAGCTTGCTTTTGGCTTTCTATAAAGGCATTAGAACTCATCAATGCACGGCGCATGACACTATCTGCCGAGGCATTGTTATTGAGAAAAGCTTCAGGGTTTGCACTCTTACGCATTTTCTCAACTAAACCAACTCCCCCCCAGCGTTTAATGTCTTCTTGGGACCATACAATTTCGCCTTTGTGCACAGCACCGGCAACTTCATATTTCCCACCCCGACCTGTATAACCACCTTCAGCAAAACCTTGATCTTTAATTGCCCGGATGTTTGCAATGATGCTTGCACCTTGAGCAATAGCACTAGCAATCAAAGGAATGTTTGTTGGAAAACCTACCTTTGCTGCCTGAGCAATGCTTTGCTGAATCGCAATACCAGCAGCTGCAATCGCATAAGCTTTATCAGCGGCGAACATGATCTTATATGCTTTAGATTGCTCTCCAAACATTGAACCAAACATAGATGTAAGAGAACCCATCATTTGGCCACCAAATGCAATTTGAGTGTTCAAGCGGTCTTGCTGATACTTATCTTCAATATCCTGAGCATTCTTTGCATATTCGGCAGCAATCTGATTACGTTGATCTTGAGCAGCTTGAATGATAGCTGTTTTCTGATTTTCGTAATCCTGCTGACTTATAAGCTGTTGCTCAAATTGTGCGTTTAAAGCCTCAATAGAATTTTGTTCATTTAAATTAACCACACCTTGCTGACTATCAAGTAGATTTGTCGCGGCACTTAGGCGGCTAGATCGTTCTTGATCTAGTCTATAGAACTCACCACTGCCATTCATATCAGCTTGAATACCACCCCATGCTTGACCAGCTTTTGCTGCACGATCAAGTGCTTCTAATCGTTCTTGATCACGTGATAATGCCAGTCGCTTATGTTTTTCCTCCTCATCTTTTACCGTTTTGGCAATTTCTTCTCGCTCCAATCGGTAGCGTTCTTGCATTGCCTCAGTTTCTGAAAGCAAGAATAATTTAGCTTGAAACAAACGTTGCTCTTGAGCAAGTTTTAGTAATCCTAACTCTTGCTGCTTTTGCAATTTCAGGCCATCTAAAGCAACCTTTCTTTGATCTTCAGAGAGTTTGCCTTCAGCAACTAATCGCAAAGAATTAGTTTCATATGTGTAATCAAGCTTTTGTTCTTCAGTCCACTTATAACCATTTACTTCAAAATCAAATTGCTTCTGAGCTAACTTGTCTTCAGCATCATAACGCTCATTAATTTTTGGGATTAAATTTGATTGACCTAAAATGGTTGCTTTGTTGATTTCCTCCTCACGTTTTTTGCTTCTAGCAACTGTTTCTGAATCATATGTTGCCTGTAGCTGCTTAACTTCCTCAAGAGTTTTAGCACGTGCCTTATATGCTTCATCTTCGAACTTCGAAAGATCGCCGATTGCTTTTGAGGCTGCTTCGGGGTTATCTCCTAAAATTTTACTAAGCTGATTATAGTAAGAGTCTTGTTTGGCTAAATGCTGTGAAGCTTTAGCTTTGCCAAGCTTTTTCCCGTCATAGTCCCAGCCAACAAAATTTTTGGCAACAATTCTCTCTAAACTTCGATAGTCTAAATCGTCATTAAGAAGAGCTGCTTTAGATTTACTATAACTTTTATCGGTCATCGCCTCTTGCACAGCGTGTTTAGCCATTGCATCTAATGCATCTTGAGTTTGCTGGATTTTACCGTTTTTATCCAAGACTCCTTGCCCTTGTAAAGACTGCATTAATTTAGTTGAGCGACTTTTTTGCCATGATAAAAATCCTGTGTTGGTATAACCATTATTGGCATCTTTGTGACTACCAAACATTGCCTCATTTCTAAAATCAGTCTCTCGTCCAACTTGAGCTGTCATTACACGAGCTTGTTTATCGCCTAAGCCTGCATTACGGAAGGATTGGTAAACCCGAAGCATATTTCTCACTCGCTCATTATTCCCCGCAAGTAGAACAGCTTGTTTGGCAGACTCTTTGGTTTGTTTTTCAACCTCTTTTGTTTGCTTTCTGGTAGACTCAGAAATGCTTTCTTGTAAGTCCTTGACTTCCTTCTGCTTCTTATACCAAGCCTCAAAAATTGCAGCTTCCTGACTAGTTAAACTTCTAGTCATCGGAATTTTATTGTCGGTATAAAACTCTGATGCCGCACGCGCCTTATCAAGACCCTTTTCGCCACCACCAAATGCCTTAGTGTTTTTTATAAGAAAATCATTTTTCAGATTATCTTTGTTGGCATTGTCTCGTAATTTATTTAGCTTTTCTTGTGCAGCGACTTGGTTATTTAATTCATTTGTTTCTCCTTGTTGAGCACCAAGTACAGTTTGATGTTGTTTTAGGTACTCATTACGCAAGTCGTTTTGTTTCTTCAGCTCAGCATTAGCCTGATTTAACGCAATTTTAGACTGATCCGTTTTAATGGCATATTCTTGCAATTTCTTAATGTTATCAACCGGAACTTTGGCGGTACTGTTGAACTTACTCACAGCATCAGTTGCTGAAATTTGATTTAAAGAATATGCCTGAATTACCTTATTCAACGATTTAACTTGTTCTTCACTACCACCATTTAACCGAATGAATTCCAATTGTGCTCGTAATGAATCAAGCATTTGTGTTTTCATGTCAGTGAAATTTTGAGTAGCGACTTTTGTTAAGTTTGTTTGAATTGTTAATTGCTTAATTGATTCGGCCGTTACCTCAACATGTTGTCCAGAAGTAGCATTTAAGAGTTTTAGAGCAGTATTACCCTGCTCAATCTTATTTTTTGATTCTGCTACTGCACTAGAGAACTCAATAAGTTTATCAATTTGAGTCTGACTAAAACGACCAGATGAAATCATCTTTTTTAAGAGATCACCTGCATCGCTTGCACCTTGTGCAATAGACTTAATGGCATTTTGATAATCTTCATAATCACTGCCAGATAATTTAAATAATTCCTTTTGGATATAAGCAAAACGTTTGATAGCTCCACTAGCATCATCAATTGCATCATTTTGCTGCTCAATCTCTTTGCGTAACCGCACACCCTCTGTTAATGCTTGCACAGTATTTAACTTTATGTACTTATCTGTTAAATCACTAACCGAGTCAGATTGTGTTGCAAGAGACTCTTTGACTTCATCCGAACTGCTGCTTAGTAAATAGAAAGATGCGGCTGTTGCTGCAATCGCTAAACCCATTGGGCTAAAAATCGCCATAAGCGCTGACTTTGCCAAAGCTAAACGACTTGTAGCAACAGATTGCGCTGTTAAGGCTGCTGATAATCTTGCAGATGATGCTGATTGAGCTGTTTCTGCGGCAGCAACCTCTAACGCAACTTGAGCTTGTAATCGTCCTAGCTGAGCCATTCGTGTGATGGTAGCCGTGCGACCTTGTTCAGTGATTTGGGCTTTTAAACGAACTTTTTCGAGTTCTATTTCTGCCATGATCTGAGCATGAGTAGCTTTGATGTTCGTTAGTGTCACCTGCGTACTTTGTGCTTCGGCAAGCGCAGATTCCACTTCAGCTTTTGCTGCTGCAATATTTGCATTACGTTCAGCAATTGTGGCAAGCACTTGTTTGGTTGACGCAGCAATACTCGCTTGTACAGCAACCGTTTTTGTTAAAACGGCTTTTGTCATTAAGCCAATACCTATGGCAAATGCACTGTCTGCAATTAAATTCAAATTATTTGCTAATAACTGAATCGATCCTGATAAAGCCTGTGCTGCTCCGCTTCCTTTACCAGCCTCTCCTACAAATTTAGTAATTTCATTATTAAGTAGAGTTAATGATTGACCAATTGTAATGTCAGTTTTAGCAAAAAGAGCATCAACTTCATCTTGGACATTTTTAAGCGCTTTAACGATTTCTTGTGAAGTAATTTTTCCTTCAGCCGCAACTGAACGCAACTCTCCTACGGTGATCCCCATGCCTTGAGCAATAGCCTTTGCTAGAGCTGGTGTTTGTTCCATAACTGAGTTGAGTTCTTCACCACGTAATGTACCGCTTGCCAAAGCCTGCCCAAATTGTACTAAAGCTGCATCAGCAGCTTCTGCGCTTGCACCACTGATCGCAACTGCTTTTGATACTGTTTCAGTTAGTCGAGCAGTGTCATCCATTGTGAGGTTTAAAGTTTTGGCATTATCACTAAAACGCTGGTAGACCTGTAGAACAGAATCCCATGCTGAATAGGTTTTTTGAGCAATTCGGAAAGTGTCTTCCGTTGCTTTATTTAGTTCAACTTGATTGTTAGTGACTAACTTAAGGCGATTTTGTAATCCAGTATATGTATCCATCTTTGAAATGGCTGAACCTACTGTTAATAAACCAGCCATGTGTCCAGCTAAAGCTCTGGTGGCTACAGACAAGCTTTCCATAGACTTAGAAGCATAATCACCTTTACGCTCAATGCTATCCAGTTCATTGCCTAGATTACGCGCATTACGTTCAGCATTTTGCGAATCAATAACAATGACCAAACGGGATTCTTGTGCCATCTTACTTTTCCTCTAGGCAATAAAAAAACCCGCTTGCGCGGGTTTCATTTCTTTTACTTACTTCAAAGCTTTACTTAACAGTATTTACTTGATCTTTAAAGCGTTTTAATGCGTGGTAAGCCTTACTATCCTTAGAACCATCAATAATCGGATTTTCGATTAGTCCCTTGCTAGTATTAACTCGAATCCAAGCTCTTTTTGAATTAAGAATTTTATCCACTACGGTTAAATCAGTAACAAATACTTTGCTAGACTCCAATAAAGTACCTGTTGAAAAATCCGTTAAAGTGTTTTCTCTTAATTTGATTATTTCTCCATCAATATTCAAATCAACAGAGTTTATAGAAACGATTGAATTTATAACTGATATCTTTAACCCTACAAGATTCGGGTTATTGCTTAACCAAATCGCGCCTATTAAAGGACAAACCATTTGATCACATGCAACACTATGCCCATCAATAAAAACTCTTTTTGATCCATCAAATCCACTTGTAGTTACTTTAGGTGCCAACCCAGATGTTGTAGCGCACCCCACCAACCCAAGACCAATTAAACCCGCAGCCAATATTTTTTTCATGAATTTCACCGTTTGTTATAAAGTGTACTAACTTTAACAAACTGGTTACTAAATGTCACATAAAGGAAAACCACCCGAAGGTGGTCTTTTAAATCAGGCTATGCATGTAAAAGTTTTTCAGCACCAGCAGCCAAGAAAGCCGATCGAGTAGTATATCTCTTACCTTTACCTACATTCTCATCAATTTTACGAATCAAACGGCTTGGTAAAGTAACATTGATTTTTTCTGGTTTACCCAGATAACGACTAACATCAACTTCGGTAACCGCCCAGATCATTCCTTTATATTCAGGATCATCGACAAATTTAACTAGTTCGGAAGCTAATGGGATTTCCTCACCATCTTCAGCCAATATTTCTAAATGGCCTGAAATAGCTTCTTTAACATTCTCAATAGCTTCTTCAAGTGTGTCACCAGCACTAAAACAACCTGGAATATCAGGAACAGTGACACCAAATGCCTCAGTATCTGATCCTCGTTCAATTGCAATTGGATATAACATCTCAACACTCCATGCCCTTGGCATAAACATATCGCCCACTGCGTTATGATTAGTTGTAAGGGATATAGTATTTAAAGTCGGGAAACAGCGGGTCAATTTAGACCCGCTTGTTTCAAAATGCTTTTAACAGTTCCGTTTGGTAAATCCTTTTTAGGATGTGGGATTGTAACTAACCCCTTTTTGGTTGGGTGTTTAAAGTGATGATGACTTCCTGAAACCCTAACCTCATACCAACCATCTGCTTCAATCATTTTGATTAAATCCAGACTTTTCACACCAATCCCTTATTAACTTGATGAGATAATAATAACCCTAGAGTTATTATATGTAAATAACTCTAGGGTTACTTTTTTGAGGACTTGGAATTTATTTTTTTATGGGCTTCATCTAAAAACAAGTTATCCAATGCAAAAATACAGTCATTAAAGATATGAGCAGCTACTGGTAAATCATTATGCTCAGCATAGACATTGATTGCCTGCTGATCTA